AAAATAGATATGCCTATGCCTATCATATTAGTATGCCATTACGCTGCCAGAGGCCAGCTTTATCTTAGTAAACTTCGACCTGTTAGGAGCGTAATGATAGCCGCTGCCGATATACATCCCTGCCGTGATCACATTGCCAGTGAAGCCACGCGAGGCGAGCACATCGACTCCATTTACTTCGAGTTCGGAAAAAACTACATCAGCATTGACGACAATTGCAACCCAATTTCCGTTTACTTCTGTTGTCCCAGTAATCAATCTGCCACCTTCTGAATCGCCTAAAATTGTCTTTATTTCGTTTATCATTGTTCAGTTTTTATTATTTATTAAAAAAAACCCCGCCCGACAAAAACGGACGGGGAATATTCAAACACACGAAAAGCAAGACTTATGCAGAAGTTCCACGAATAGCTACAACGCCTTCGCCGTTTGTTCTGCGGTATTTTCCACCGCCGTAAACCGAAGCTTCCATCAAGTCGCCAAACCAGCCAGCCGCTTTGTTATTGACAAACATCTGTGGTGCTGTCAATGCGTGCGATACAGCGCTCTTGTGGAACGCTAATCCGACGGGTCTGTTTGCAGCCGCGAATGAGAACGCGCCATCAGCACCAGGAACAATTGGGTTTGATGTTCCAGAGTTCGCCGAAACTGCTGCGATGTAAGGTAACTGGATTACTGTGAATCCGTAAATTGTATCAATCGTCGCGCTCAGACCAGCGACAACTTCAAGTCGCTCAGTATTGTAGGCCATGTCGCCAAGCAACTGCCAAAACATATCAGGGTCAAGCAAAAGAAACCTATCCGTCGTTGGAAACTTCTGATAGTCGAGGATTTTTGCCGCGCTGCGAACATCAGCTCCAAGAATGTGTTTCAGTGCGCCCGTTGCTGACCCACCTAACCAGTTTAGTGTTGTCGATACTCCAGTGGTTGAAACAATCGTTCCAGCTGCATACTTGTACCACTGTGACAAGATGTAATCTTTGATCCGCTCATTCATGTTTCCCATGAAGTCGTTTGTGATAGACTGGACTTTGTTGTAACTGAGTTGAAGGCCGTCAGCCCATCCAAGGCGGGCGGGACCTATCTCGAAGTTTGTTAAAGAATATTCTGTATCGGTATCAGTTCGCTCTGATGCGGTTACAGGGTATGTTGAATTTCCTCTGGTAACTCCCATAGGCGCTCCAGCATTCGGGACGTGGATCTTACTTCCGTTAATGAATGCGATATCGTCAGCTGATACTGTGCGTATCAATTCCATGCCTTTGAAAAGATTTTCCTCTATCGCTGGTAACCATAATTCTTGTTGTACTGCCATGATTTTTTATTTTTTTTTTGTTAGTTTATTATTTGTTTATCCCTCAAGTGTTTTGACCAGTGCAACATATTCCTGACTATTCAGCTTGCCAGCTTTAAAGTCGGACAGTGCATCAGTTTTATTTGTTGGTGCGGCTGATTTTTTTGTATCAACCACGTTCATCAGTGATCCAGATTTTGGCACATAAACGGCATTGATTGCTGCTGTCATAGAAACCTTGTCAGCTTTTCCAAGCGCGACCCAGCTGGCTTTTGTCTTTGCGTCGATAACGCCTGCTTTGATTTTGTTCTCCACAAGCTCCTCGACTTCATCCTCGTCTTTTTTAGCGTTGTCGGCTGTCATACCGTCCAGCTCTTTTTGCATTGCTTCGAGCTGTGATTTAAGTTCTTCATTTTCAGCTTTTAAAGCGTCCATCTCGATTTGTTCGTCTTCTGTAAGATTTTCAAACTTTCTCATTTTATTAGTGATTTTGGGTTTATTTTTAATTATCGAATCAACAAAGCCCCATTCAAGAGCTTCGGCTGGTGTCATCCAGCGTTCTTCTAGCATCAGCGAGGCGAGAATCTCACGGCTTTTTCCAGTGCGTTTTATGTAAATATTTAAAATTTGTTCGTCAAAGCTGGCAAGTTGCTCATAAGCATCTTTTAAATTCTCTTTGCTTCCAGCAACGAATGTCTGTGCATTGTGAACAAGATAGCGGCTGTTCTCGCTTATCTCAATCCTGTCCGCGCCTGATGCTATAATCGTTGCTGCCGAAGCCGAAGCCCCCACGATGCGTGCTGTAACCCTCGCCGGTAATGATTTAAGTTTATCATATATTGCAAAAGCCTCCATCGCGTCGCCACCATTTGATTTTATTTCTACGATCAAAGCCGAAACGTCAAGAGCGGAAATAGCAGTGTTAAACTTTTCAAAAGTCCAGCCGTCAGAAAAAATACTTTCGCCAATGTCGCCAAACAACTGGATTATCGCTTCATCTGCTATGTTTGTAATTTTTATCATATCGCGCCTACTCTGTTAAATCCTGTAAATTGTACCATTCCAAATTGTAAAATTACTTTAGTTAATGTCATCTCGTCTGCTTGTGCTTTAAGATACATCAACTCAATTAGTTTATGTAGCTGTTTCGAGTAGTGATTACGCAAAGCATCCATACTACGATCAGATACAACCGTCGCCCCTGTGTTCAGCATAGCAACAACACCCCTGTCTGTAATTTCCGTTGCAATCCTTTCAAGTGTGTCAAAAGCAACGCCGAATGCAATAACAGGTTTTACATAGTCTTCATAAAATGCCCCGTTAACATCCAGAGTATCAGTAATATAAGCCGTAACATATTCGCTTTCAGCTGTCGTAATATCAGCATCAAGGATATGATCCGTCGAAACATTGCGCGTAAAGGCAAGCGATACGATTTCTGATTTAGTTATCTTTGCCATCTTTTTTATCTACTAATCCCGTTCCTGATTCGTACAAATATTTCAGAACTTTCACCGGTGTATCCTTTTTCAAAATCACCGTGGACGGTAATCCCTCAACGAAGAGGGATACCGTTTGGCCTTCATAAGTAGTTTTTACTGTAAATATTTCTTTTGACATAATTAACTCCAATCTATAAAAGTTGATGTTCCCGCTTTAACAGCATCAGACAAAGCCGGGTTAAGCTCTGTAAAATCGTATGCGCTCAGGCGGCCGAAGGTGCAAGTAACTGCCTGCATTCCTTCGTCGGTCATTAACAAACCAGAATCAAGCTGCTCCTGAAAACTGTTCCATGGCCTTGTTTTTCCTTCCTTTGCAAATGAAGTAATCCCTGACAACCAAACTTTTCCATTAGCATCAATATGAATTATATCAATGCCACAATTGATTTGAGCGATAACAGAATCTAGCCAGACGTTTAATTCTGTCGAAGGCATTGAGAATTTCGCAATTAGATTCTGCTGCATGCCTCCCGAAGTCGTGAACGTTCCATCACTTGTAACCTGAACAGTATCAATGTCTGCCCGAACTTTTTTAAATGTCCCCGATGGAGCAGTAAGAACAGTAATCAATTCCGATGCTTCTGTTAGTACTGTAATCGCACCAGACGGAGCAATGAAAAATTGTTTCCGGTTTCCGGGTGTGTTCTTGCCGCAAGTTTTTGTATAATTTGCTATTGCCATTATATTTTTATTTTATTAGTTACCAGTCAATTTGTGCAGCTGATCCGTCCAAGACCGAAGCGCTCAATGTCGTATCCAATTCTGTGAAATGGAATCCAGATAAGCGGCTGAAAGTTGCCGTTACGGCCTGCATTCCTTCGTCTGTCATTAGCAAGCCTGTATCAAGTTGCTGCTGAAAACTATTCCATGGCCTGCTGTTACCTTCTTTAGTTTCAACGGTAACGCCTGACAACCAGACTTTTCCGTTTCCATCAACATGAATTATCTCAAGTCCACAGGCGATTGCATTCCTGATTTCTGCCAGCCAGATATTTAATGCTGTCGAAGGCATAGAGAATTTTGCAATGAGGCTTTGAGTTGAACCGCCCGCTGTTGCGTATGTTCCATCTGAGGTAACCTGAACCGTGTCAATGTCTGCCTGAACTCGTTTAAACGAATCAGCCGCGGCAGTCAATGTAGATATTTTATTAGCCGTCTCAGCAACGGCAGTAACCGTCCCGGCTGGTGCAATAAAGAATTGTTTTTGATTTCCCGGAATATTCTTGCTGCAAGTTTTTACGTAGTTTGCTATGGCCATTGGTATAATTTTGCCCGCAATTTACGATGAAAACAAAGACGTGTCAACCGCTGTATTCCGTAGTGTCAGTGATTCACATGGATAGTATCCGCCAGATTGTTCGCTCTGAAATAAATAACTCCTTGCTGATCTTCCGCACTTCTGTTGTAACATTTTTCGATTTGTCGACCCGGGTCTGTATGTGCTTTTGTCTCGCTTTGATAAGTTCTTCGTCTCGTTTCATCTTACAAGTCTCCTGTAACTTTGATTTGTCTTACTCTTTCTTGTGTTCCAGTAATGTCATTTTCCGAAACGACTACAGGAATAGTACCGACTGCCGCGATGGTGCGCTCAATTATCCTGTCAAAGTTTGTCGGGAAAGCGGTGTTCGGTTTACCGATCAAGCCCCCAGCGAACCTTCTGTGCGAAGTGTTGAAGTTAGGCGTGTTACCTACAGACCGCTCCATGTCGGCAAGCATGGGAGCAAATACCCTTGTCGCGCGTGCTGTCATAACTGATTCGCCTGCACTCAATTTCGCGTTTATGCTGTCGCTTGTGCCTGTGCCTGCTCCTTCCAGTCCGATAACTCCCCGCGCGAATTTCTTCGCTTTTGGTGTCTTAACTGATACAATTTTTTTAACATTTGCCAGACCCGTTAATACTGCTAAACTTGCCGCTGCAATACCCATAGTGATCCCAACCGGTCCATGAATAACCTTTATCATCCCAGCGAATGCCGCCTGCGCTGCTTGATATGTGCTTATCGTAGCAG